TGAGTATCTCGCTCTGAACATCCTCGGGCAACAGGCCACGGTCGCGCAGGTGTCGATGGGGCTTGAGTAGCGCTTGAAATCTTTTCTGATACGCAGGGTTGCCGAGTCGGGCGACCTTAAGCCGCGTCCCTTCGGCCCAATCAATCCAAACGCCCTCGGCCTCGCCGGTTTCGTCCGTTCGGTAATGCTTTGCAAAATCCATAAGAAACCTCTTGTGTAGGGTTGGTTGGTGGGTGCGCCACCCTACGAAGCGCACCCACCTATCCGGCCAGATTTTCGGTGTAGGGTCTGGGTTTACTGATTAAACTGCTTAGGTCTGGGTGCGAGAGATGACAATCGTTTTCTCTGCGCTACCGGAGCCATGCGACCCACCCGGTTCTGCGGCAAAGTCGAACGAGAGCATTACGTCGCCGTCCAGACCCGGGTTGGTTCCCGGCTCCGTTGTAAAAGCGACCTGCGGCAGGTCGATCAAGAACCGGTCGTCGTTGCCTAAGTCGATAGAGAAGGACAGAGATTGTTTCGTGAAGTTCTCCCAGTCCGTGTCTAAGGCCCAAGTGTTGTCGTCAAGATAGACCGAGAAGGAGCCGGTGACCTCGGGACTACCCTGCGGCATGCGCGTCCGCTCAAGCGATCCCAAGCCTTTCGCGGGGCGGTTCGGAATCGAAATATTTAGCGACAACTCCATGACATCGTAAGAGACTGCCGTGCCGCCGATCCAGAGCGCGCCGAAACCGTCAACCTCGCTCGCCACATCTTCAGAAGCCGCCGCGTTGACTGTGCCGCTTCCGGCCTTTGACGATGCCTGTACGCGGTCCTTGCCGTCGAACGCTATTGAAGCGGTTATAATCCCGCCGGGCGTTTGATTGAGCGAGAAGGCATTGAGCCGCGCACCCGTCATAAGGTGGTAACGGTCGGTCAAGTCTTGGTATTGCTGTTGCAGGGAATAACTATGCTCCGTGCTACCCGACCAGACATAAGAACCTTCAATCGTGATCGAATCCCCTGCGGCTTCGGTCGAAAGAGTGCCGCCCGAAACGATCAACTTGCTTGCGGCCACGCTCGTCACTTTAAACCAACCATTATTGGCGGCAGTCGTGAACCCAGAGACATACACCCATTGACCAACGGCGATATTACTTGCCGTGAAATCTGTTGACGATGAGTTGTAAGAGTTGTCTGCTGAAGCCGCGTCTATATCGGTAGCCGCAGAGACCGACGCACTGGTTGACCAGTCCGCGTCCGAGCGAACCGCCGAGCGCATGAAATCGTCATAGATTCGCGCCGCCAGTTCGAAATCGTAGTTTGCCGTGGGCGAGATACCCACGCGCTTGCTGTCGGCAAGCTGTGCGTCCGAGCGCACCGTCTGCGAGCGCACTGTCTCTACGCCATACGCCATCGCGCCGCCCGTAATCGGGAAAGCCTCAAAGTCGTTAGATGGCGTTGTCCCCCAAGTAGACTCTCGCGTATAGGAGACCTGTATTTGATTACTATCTGCCATTGTTATTCCTCTGTTGTTACGCCATCAGATCATATCTGAACGGCGTGTTTATGTTCACTTGATAATACGGGTCGTCTCCCTCGCGCCCAACAGGGACAACGCTTGACGCTTTAAATACAACGCCACTGATCGTTATACCGCGCAGGGCCGTGCCAACATCGTCGGCGATTGCCAGAGCAGTATTTGCGCCCTCATCGGTTGGCGTAAACACCTGCACTAAAATATTGCCAACCTGTCTCCATCGCCGGTTACTCGTCCCGCCGATAGATGCCTGTAGCTGTTCGCCCCCCTGCACCCCAATACGCGCCCACCCTTGGTGGGTTGCAGGGTCAAAGTCGTCTAACGGGTCGAACGGCATATTCGGCCACGCTATCGGCACCAAAGGCCGGAGCGTGTCCATCTGACCCTTAAAGCGGGTCAAGATCGTGTCGTAGGTAGTCGAGAAACTCATAGGTCACGCCTTAGTCTTAGAGCTTGCTGAACCTCTGCAATAGATATGGCGACCATACCCTGCGGGGCTTGGTCGCTCCATGTGCCTGTCTCAAGGCGGTTGATATAGGGCAGGTTGTTAGTGATCCAAACGGAATACCCCGGCTTCCAATCATCATACAAGCGGTCCAATGCAACAATCTCGGCCTTTCTTTTATCCGAAAGTAGTTTGGCCGCTGTCGCTTTTCTCTTTCGCCCTCTACCTATTTTTTTTAAGTCCGGTGATCTAATAGTAAGTTGCCAGTTAGCCCTTGCTCGACCTGTATCAACCGGCGTTCTTTGGATAATCTTAGAAAATAAGTCAAAAGCCGCAGAACGAAAAACTTCCTCTGCGTTCTCTTGTGCCGCTTCTAACGCCTCAGCAAGGCCAAGACTAAAAATTTCAATATTACGCTCGTTCGACATTAGGCCCGTGT